CGCAGTACTCTAGGACGACGTAATCGATGTACTCGGCTAGCTCTGCACTTGACAGTGCTTCTATGCCCTTCTGTCGGATGCGGTTCATTAAGTCGACCTGTGCTTGATAGATCATTGTTCGCCAATTGCGTCGGAGATTTTTTGAGCAATAAGTAGCAATGCCTCTTCGGCTGGAAATACTACGTCTTTGTCACAGAGTGCAAGTCTTCGAGTTTCACGCAGAATGGCCTGCAATCGGTCTAGCTCGACCAGAGCAGCCTCCAAATTGGCCCAAAGCTCGGTTTGTGCCAGCTGGCCGGATCTCCGCTCGTCGGCGGTATTCATCGCTGCTTCGCCTCCTTCGGCTTCCAGATCGTCGTAATGGGGATCTCAAGGGTCAACTGGGTTCGCCTCGCGTTCTTTCGTTTGTGAGCCTCGCGGACGTAGGCGCGCCCGGCGAGCGTGTCAAGCGCTCCCAGACGTGCGCCCGTTTCCAGACGTTCAGAAAGGGCCTCATCGGTGAGCGAGCGGGCCTTGGCGTTAGCGCGGTAGTCGGGCCTCATCGTCCGACCTCTTCCAGACAGCGGAGCCGCGCGGCGTCCTCGGTCCGGGGCCGCACGCTCCCGTCCTCGTACTGCACGAAAGCGCAGGCGAGACGTTCCAGGTGCTTGATCCCGTTCTCTTGCTGTCTATGACCTAGCGCCAGACCCCCCACGAAGACGTAGAGGAAGACCAGCGCGAACCCGAGGAGCCTGAAACGGTGGCGCCATTCCTCGTTAGTGGCGGGTTTCATCGGGCCTCTGTCCTCATCTCGGCGCGGTCATTCCAGAAGCGGCCGCACACCTCGAGCGCGTACCAGGCAAGCAGACACTTGTAACCGTCGAGCGTGTCCGCCATGTCCGCCCGATTGAAGCTCGCGACGAATGAGGCGACAGACTCGTGCCCGAACTCTTCGGCGTCTTCCTGCAGGATCTCGTCCAAGAGCGCGGCGTTCTGGTCCGTGAACTCGGCGCCGTCGGCTGTGTATATGAAACCGGCCCAACCGGAGTCTGCGCCGTACTCGCCCGCCTGCTTGATCTCAGACAAGCTCAGCGGCGCATGCTCGCGAATCGCTCGGGTCAGTTCTACTGCGGTCGTTGCGTCCATCTCGTTCCTCTCCTTCTCGTCGTGGAGCGGTCTCGCTCCCGTCCCGCCCGCGTTAAGTCGGGCGGAGCGGCAGGGATTTACCGTCAGCGGTAACTAGCCTGCGGCCGTCCTCGTCTTAGCCTCGAACTCCTGCACGGTGAAGAAGGGCACCGCCCCTACGCTTCCCTCCTCGCCCCAGGTGTAGCGACAACCTGAGCAGAAGAAGCCGACGGTTTCGGTATCGCCTACATCGTCCGAGTCGTAGGCCTCCCATTCGACCTCCACTTTGTTGCCGCGGGCGTCCTCGTGCCCGCTTCCCCATTTCCCTTCGTCACCTTCGGACAGCCTCGTGAACTCGGCCGGTTGCCATATCTCGGCCCGCTCGCGCGTGCCCACGTAGTCCGAGCCGCACTCGGGGCAAACTAGCTTCTCGTTCGTCATCGTCTTTCTACTCCTCCTCTTTACCGTCAGCGGTAGTCTCAGATTTCCCAGCTATGCCAATCGGCGATCTCGCCTCGTGTCTCAAGCCTCCACTCTGCATCAGGTTCCTCGCGGCGGTACTCGGCGAGGAGTTCGAACGAACGGCGCACCCCGTTCTGATCGCTAGGAAGGACGCGCCAGGATGAATCAACCCGGCCCATCGAGTCGACAAGGCGGACGTTAGGCGAGGTGCCAGCGATGTACACGTTCACGACCAACCTCCTGACGTAATCTCGTCCTGGACTTCGGACTGAAACCGCCGCTCGGACGTCTCGCCGCAAGCGGCGCACTCGAGCCGCTTACCCTTCGGCCAGTAGAAAGCTCCCTCTTTCTTCGGGAAACGGGCCCGTAGCCAGTAGGGGTCACCTTTGACGCTGTAGGGGTTCCCTCTCATTGTGATCTCTCCTCGCCGACTAGCGCAGCTCGCTCGGCGCGATAGAAGATTGCATCGGCATCGGCCTGCTCGATCGACGAGTAATGGGACCGCATGTAGCGCCACCACTGCGCCTCATAGGCGGCAGTCGCGCTATCGGTGCGGCGCCTCGCCTCTCCGATCCGTCGGCCGTGCCAGCGAGCGGATGATTCAAGACTGGGATGCATCTTCCTGCTCCTCTCTCTTTCCGTAGACACTAGGGATGGTAAAGCATACTGTACGGGATTACAAGCGCCTAGGCTCGTCTGAGAATGTCATTCTGCGTCCGTGATCGTAAACCGCCCGAAGCGGCCTGCGTTGATCGCTCCATGTCCCTCTTCTAGATCACATGTGACCCATACGTCATTGCTCGCGAGGTAGCGGCGCGCGAATCCGTAGACGATATGCGCCAGCTCGTCGGCTGACTGCGCGGCGAAAGTCTGCGGCTCAAGATCGTGAGTTCGGCCGATGCGTTCAAAGGTGCAGACGTACAATGGAGCGTTCATCTTCGGCCCAGTCTCGTATCTGCTTCCCTTTGCCACTGCCGCACTGCTCGGCGCAGCTGGGGGGTGGATTCTTCCACCCCTGCATACCAGTTCGCTTCCTGCCAGGCACGTCGCTCCTTGTCTGCCTGCTTCGGCGAGCGGATAGGGCCGGTGTAGGCTTCCTTCCCGTCGCTGAGCCGGATCCGGCGAATGTAGTAACTCATCTTTCCTCTCCTTTACCGTTGACGGTAACTAGGCGGCAATCGCCGCGGTTGTCTGGATAAAGGTCAGCGCGTGCACCTTCGCCTCGCGGTCGGACTTACGCGCGGGACGCCGGTAAGAGAACTGAGCGGCACCGAGTGAACCCTCGGAGAAGCGGGGTTCCGGGTTTCCGCCCGCGCGCAGAACCTTCAATGCAAGCAGTGCATCCTTCGCCGCATTCGGGTTGTCAGCGGCGAAGCGGGTCTCCTCGACCTTATGGGCATAGCAGGCCGAGCCGTCGATCCAGGGCTCTCGCATGTGCTCGCGGCAGTCTTCGCAGTGAGACGGCGGCCGGGAGACCTTCACCACCCGGTAGAACGTGGGCAAGCGCCGCGCCTCGCCCGTCGTAAGATCGGCGGGTACCTTCTGAAAGGTGTAACGGTAGCGTGCCATTTCCTCTCCTCTCTTACTGCTAGAGGTTGTTGATTTGCGCGATGATGTCGGACGGCTTCACACGGAGTACAGTCGCACGCCCGCGCTCATTCCAGACGGGTATGCGGGAATGATCGGCGTAGTGGGACCATCCCTCATAGCCTCGCAGCGTAAAGCGACGCCCACGGAGAACGAATCGCTTGCCTATGTGCATGGCGATCACCTTGTCGATAGCGTCCATGTCTCCTTTCCTTTCACATCTGTGCGTATGTGACGCTTTCAGGCCCTTTCGGCCCAGTCGGCTGCTACGTCGTAGGGGTCCTTGTAATCGGGGATCTCCTGCCTGCAATAGGACTTGTAGACAACCGGTGCGGGCTTCTCCCTAGCGGCATCAATGAAAGCCAGGTACCGGCCTACGTCCCGGTGCAGCTGAGGTTCAGGTGGATCCTGCCAGTCCAGTAGAGCTAGGGTCACTTCTCGGAATGCGGCTTGAACGCTAGTCATCGAGGTTCAGTCCCACGGTGCAGCCGTCCCGCTTGACGGCCCGCAGGTGTTCGCGCATGAGAGTGATGTAGTTGCGAGCAGCTTGGAGCGGGTTCGGCCCATGACTGGCATAGCCAAAGGTCTTGCGCTCAATCACGGTCCCTTCCTCATTGTGGGTTTCTACGATGTACATGCCTTCCCTCTCTTTCCAATTGAGCAGTAGCACCCACGGCCGCGCGCCGCTTGGGTAGCGCGACCGAAGGGGTTACGGCAGGTATGGCTGTGGCAGCGGCTCCTCCACGAATAGGCGCACGTGACCGTAGGTGGCAGGGCCGTAAGACTGGCTTCCCAGTAAACCGGCAAGCTCCCAGTCCACGAGCGTAGACCAGTCATCTGCACCGCTGATCGTTCCGTTAGGGTCGATGGCGGCGCTTACTACTTTGGCTCCCTGGCGTAGCAAGAAGCGAGCGGTACCGTCGGAGTAGGTAGGGCCGATCCGCTTGATGTCCATCGCTGCTCCTCTCTTAGCTGAATCCATGAGGGTAGTAAAGCACCCTTTACCCTGCGAGTCAAGCAATCCTAGACCAGGACTGTACTTTCAGCCAGGCGGACCTAGACCAGGTGAGCAGAAGGTTGAGCGCGCAATGACTGGCAAGCTGGCGATACGGCGTGCTGGCAATACGACTGCTCGAGCCCCGTCGCGCGGGATTGTCCACCGGCGAGGGGGAGGGGTTGAGGTGGGGGCGCGAAGCTGCAGGCTGTATTTACACCGAAATTGAGATTCCTGTACGCCTCGTACGCCCTTGACGTACATCCGCCCTTGCTGTACTGTACGCCCTGTGCGCCCAGAGAAGAAGATCACCGTTCGGGCTACCGAAGCCGAGATCATCCTCTGGAAGGAGGCAGCCTGGGCGCAGCGCAAGACCCTCTCCGAGTACGTGCGTGAGATCCTGAACGCACTCGCTCCCAAACATGCCAGGAGGGCCGATGGAGATTCCTGATCCTCTCGAACCAAACCTGGACATCCTGGGCGGAGACCATTTGACCGATGAGGAGAAGGACTTGCTTGCGAGAAAGGTCGTGCGCGGCTCCGACGTCGATCCGATTCCGAAGATCCCGGATGCGCCCGATGTCTCGGGCGCCCCCAAGTCGAAAACCCCGGGAACCTACAAGAACCGAATCGAGGGCTTGACCCAGTTGCAGCCGGATGAGCTTCCGGTCGTTGGACGGCACTTCGTGATTTGGGGCTCAGCCCACTTGGACGACGTCAAGGCGCGGCCGGTCAAAAGGGCCTATCTCATTACCGAAGAGGCACACGCTGCCCGTGAGGTCGAGCACACTAAGGTGCTTCTGAACCACGGACTCAAGAATCCGGTGGAATGGACCAACCCTCGAACGGGGGCTCCAGGCGTCGATCCTTCTACACCCGGCGCCGAACGCTGGGATCGCGTGCGCCGCACCGAGCACTACGCCCGCTGGCGCTACCGCGGCTATCTTGCGGGGGAAGTGGCGTCGCTGTGAATACCGTCAGCGGTAAGACGCAAGTCACCAATGTAACGGGATCGACGGAGCGGGAGGGGGAACCCACGATTCGCGAGTCGTGTAACAAGGCACTCTCCCGCTCCGTGAGTCCTGGGGCGTCACTATGAGCGTTCACGGTCAAGCTAACCAGACCAATGATCTTTCGGAGTGCCAGCATCGCTGGGTGCGCTGTCCTGACCGAGATTCGCTCAAGGGCGGCTCGATAGACAGGCACGGTCTCGCTCTGCAGGGATACACCGAGACCGTGCTCGTCTTCTACTGCGAGAAGTGTCTGAGGGTCGAGACCCGTCAGGTGACGGTGGATACGGAATCTACGGCTTGACCGTAGCCGTATCTGCTGTATAATACGGTAATCGTGAGTACACAACGGGTTCGATTTGTAGAAGATCCTCCGCCTATTGGCGGCCCACAAGATCCGCGCTCGGTCTGGATGGAGCGGCTACGGCTACTTACCGAACGGCCAGGAGAATGGGCCGAGGTTTACTCGGGAACTCCCAGCGCCTGTCATCAGGCTGCCAACGCGCTTCGTCTGCGCCGGTACTGGGTTCCGCCCGGCGGTTGGGACTTCACCGTCCGCACCTTTAGGCGCGGGCATCTTGCTTTTCTTCGCGACTCGCATCCCCGCGCGGTTCTCTATGCACGCTATCTGGGGCCTGAGATCGAGCCCTGGAAGAACCTGACCGAGGCGCTGAACCATTCCGCCGACGCGGTCTGGGACCAGTACGGTCGTCGCATCTGCCCTGTCTGCGAGAAGCGGCCCTTGCTTCCGACGAACGTCGGCTATGGTGCCGGATCGTATCCCTCGATGTGCGATCACTGCTCGAACGCATCTGCGGCACAGGGGATCGAGCACGGAACCGAGGCTTCCTACCGTCACAAGGGATGTCGCTGTATTCCTTGTCGCACGGCTGCTCGTAAGGCTCATCGGGCTAGGATCGAAGCTGGTAGACCGGCGCATGCGGCCCCCGGGATGGTAGGTACCTCGACTGAGAGCGAGGACTTCCCGGAAGGTAACGACGGGGGTCTGGGGGCCGCATGACCATGAACCTCAATCCTTTTCATCCTAAGAATGGGGATGCACGCCTTGAGCTTGTACGGCGTTCGCTTGAGCGCCGTAAGCGGATCGAAGAGCTGAACGATCCCGATATTCTGCTGCTTCAAGACGAGTACGACTTTATGTGGATGACTTACGAGGGGAGTCGTGAGATTCACCGCGAATGGGGAGTGCAGGCACGAAAGATCGCGCCGAAGTCTGGCAGGGAGTCTGGCTGTGATTGTGATGTTTGTGCAATCAGCCGTGCCCTAGATCACGCGGGCTCCGTCTACGTGAGTGACCCCGACTTGAGCGGGGCATCCTTGGAAGGTAACGACAAGGCAACGGAGCCCGCGTGAAGAAGCTAACCGTCAATGTAGACGAGGAGACACTGGCTCTCTGGAAGGAGGCGGCCCACATCCGGCGGACGACGCTATCGGAGTGGGTGCGCGTCGTCCTCACCGCGACCGCCAAATCCATGAAGGAGTCGGCGTGAGCGCGACGGAGAAGCTGAAGGCGCTGGACGAAGCGGCAACTCCGGTAGAAGCGGGATGGACGGTCAGCGCTCTGACACATATCTACGGAGATCGAGGCGATGGCGTACGAGATGTCCTTATCGCGCAATCAAACTGGCGCCGGGAAGATGCCGACCTCGTGGTAGTTCTCCGCAACGTCCTCCCCGAACTGATCGCGGTGGTGAAGGCGGCGGAAGAAGGGTTTATGCAAGTCCGAAACGAGCACGGAGTAGTGATTGCTAACGGTTGGGTTCATGCCATACCGACTTTGCGAACTGCCCTCGCCGCTCTCGATGCCAAGCTCGGGAAGTCAGCATGAAACTTGTGCCCGTCCGTCAGGTCGAGAAGGGCTCCATTATCCGCCTAGCCGGGGACTGGGGCGTGCTCGAGGGGCGTGTCCTCGACCGTTGGGTCGGGGGGCCGATCAGGATCAAGGGAACTGAGCTGGTCGAGGTGTTGCCGCCGAGCAAGCTGCGGCGGGAGAGGAAGCGATGATGCCGGAGGAACTCAACAATCTCGCAGACGAGGCTTCGCCCCTAGAAGAGGCTACGTCTCAATGAAGCGAGAGATCCAGATCATCCCGAAGATCGAGCAAGTGACTCGATGGACGGCTACGGAGTACGTCAATAGCAAAGTCGGTCTGCAAGCAACGGATGAGAGTCCACAAGCCGCTCTCGATCAGGCGGGCATCGGGATCGATTTCCCCACTGATTCCTTGCAGGAGTTGATGGATCTCGGAGTTCCTGATCCGGGGATCTGGCTCTATTCGGACGGGACGATTCAGATCTTGTGGCGACACCCCCAGAACTCAAGCCACGGTTCCAGCGCAAGAGGGAAGACCGTGAAGCAGGCACTTCTCAACGCCGCGAAGGAGGAGCGTCGCCGACAGCGTCGACAGGACGTATGGGACGCGAAGGGTGGTATCGCTCGCGCGCGTCGAGCGCTAAAGGGATCGGACGAGTTCTCCGATTTGAATGATCAACTGGCGAAACTCGATGAGGCGCTTCAGTGACCCTCAACTACCTCCGCAAGCTCGCAGACGAGGCTACGCCGGGGCCGTGGTTCAATGAACCGAATACGGCTGCTGGTCGTGTCTGGATTCGCGCCGGGAACATGGATGCGGAACCTTTGTTCAACTTCCGCAGTCATGCCTCGGACTTCACTGAAGAACAGAAGCGAAAGAAGTACGCGCAGCGTGAAAAGGATGCTCGTCTGGCCGCCCTCGCCCCCGACCTCGCGCGGCTGTGCGCTGAGCTGGGGGAGGCGCTGGAAGAGATCACGGACTACTCCGAGCGGTTACATGGAGGCGATGAGCGGCTTACGCCAGAGAGCTATCACATCGCCCGCGACACCGCTCGCCTCGCTCTGGACAAGCTCGAGGACCTGACAGAATCGGGCGCGGTTGAGCTGACGACGCCACGGCTTCCCGCGCCCGATCTTCCTACTGGCGGTAAGGAATGAGCAAAGGTGCGGTTGATTTTGCAACTGAGGACTATCCCAAGCGCTACATCGTTTATATCGCAGGCGAAAATTTTGACGTCACGGTGTCCGCACCTGACGATGAAGACCTGTGGGAAGAGGCGGTTGCTCTCTCGGCCAAAATGGCTTGTGCCGACTGGAATCGGCGCCGAAGTGCCCGACATTGCGGAGAACACGATTGGGACGACCGTTTTCAACTCGACGCTGACATCTGGGGCGAGGATGTCTGGGATTCGATCTGCAAGAAATGCGGTGTGTTTTCGTCTAGCTGGGAGCGGCAGAAGCGCGAGGAGCATCTGTGAGAGTCGGTCGCATCGAGTTCCGCCAGGTCGAGCGGATGCCGCTGACCAACGACCCGCGCCTGATGGAGATCCGCTATCCCTTCAACGACAACGCGAAGGCGCTCGAGCAGTTGCAGGAGATCGTGGCCGACTTGACCGAGAGGGTCGAGCGGCTGGAAAAATCGGGCGGGGGCTTTGACGGCCTGGATAAGCCCCCGCCCGGTGCATCTACGGAAGGAGAATGACAATGGCACGCAAGCAGATCCGGGTTTCCGATCTGTCCGGCGAGACGATCGACGGTAACGCCGCCTTCGTCCGCATCCAGATCGACTCCAAGCCGGGCTCGACCTTCGTCCTGGACGCCCGTGAGGATGAGGTTGAGAGTCTGATCGCCTCCGCCACCGAGAAGCGCAAGCGCGGCCGCAAGGCCAAGAATTAGTGAGGCACGTATCGGGATGATGGAAAGCTACAAGCCAAAGAACGAGTTGGTCGCGATCACGATCACCGATACAGGGCAAGTCCGGAAATGGCGCAAGGGGGACATCGTGACTATTCGATGGACGCATCTCGGCCGAAGCGGCGAAGGTGAGTTCATCGTCGCGGATGCGCGTACTCGTCTCAATAGTTCAATGGTCGAGATTGATCTCGTTCCGAAGGAGGCGGGATGAATGCGGCAGAGCGGATGAAGATGCTCTACGACACAGCCGAGAACACGACCACTATCGATGAATGGAACGGGGCCATCGTGGATTTCTCGGAGGCGGTGTTTGAGTGTTTCCCCGAATTGATCGCTGTGGTGGAGGCGGCGCAAACATACTGGGAAAATACGGACTATCTCACCCATGACTGGCTTTCGAATCACGAACTAACCGAAACCCTCGCCGCTCTGGACGTCAAGCTCGGGGGCACGCTTACGGAAGCCACGCCAGAAAGCTGGCGGGCTGGTTTATGGAGAAATACGCGGTGATCGGCTTCCTCGCCCTCGGCTGCATCATCTGCGCGCTCGCCTTTAGCGCCCTCGACGTGGCCCCGGCTTGGCTGATGTTACCGCTGGCGGTACTCCTGATTCCGATCTGGATCAGGCACGGGGACGGGAGGGAGCATCGATGAAGCGTCCGTTGATTAGTATTTTCTGGCAAGATTGGGGTCGATCAGGGGCAGAGCGTAGATGGCAGTGGCCTTCGGCGGACCAGTCAGGTCGAGTGAACTTCCAACTGACATTTGGGCCTGTCGTATTCGGAATTGGTCGCCTATATACCACGGGCGAGTTCTACATCAGCTTGTTTGTTGGTCGAAAGAGATTTGGATGGCCGCGGCGATTCAGATCATCACTATGAGTCTCGCCACCCAGATGTCGAAGGCAATCCGCGAAGTGATCGAGAGCCACGCGCCCAACCTCTCGCATCTCAAGGATGAGACGCTTGAGGCGTTTGCGGAGATAATCACGGCCTTTATGCTCGATCTAGAGAGCAAGCTAGCGAGGAGGAAGCTCCTTAGGGAGTAAGATGATCGACTTTCTGCTGCCGTTGGCGATCTTTGTGCTTACGATGACGGGCGCGCTCCTGATCCAATACGGCCGCAAGAAGGAGTGACCGGGGCGAGGCGTATCCTCGCTCCATGACTGCTTGGGCCGCCCGACTTGATCGCCTCTGGAAGGAAATTGAGTGCTATCTCGCCTTCATGGACGAGGCCCGCGAGGAGGACTGGCTCTGGGCTGAATACGAGGTTTGGAAACGCAGGACCGCTGAACGCGCTAAAGTCTGACTAACGACCCGTGATGGGCCGATGAAAGGAGGGCGTGATGCCCAAGGAAGCAGTGCGTGGGGAGCGCATCCCTCAGTTTGATGCTGAGATCCCCGATGAGGGTCCGGTCACTTCTGACGAGTATGACCAGTGTGAGCCGATCGTCGAAGTGCGATGGTCACGTTGGCCTGACAGCCACGTGCAGGTTGTCTCACGGCTCCGGGGATACGAGGTTTTTGTCCCTGAAGGCGAAGAGCCGATCCCATGTATGTATGGACTCTTCGTGACGCTTGAACGGGATGCGATCAACAAGCTGATTCGTCATCTTCGTCGAGCGCGCGATCAAGCGTTTGGCCGAGACGAGTAGACTTACGATGAACCCGATCTAGCAATCCGGGTGCTCTATCGGCGGCGGCGCTCTGGCAACAGGGCGTTCGTCGTCAAGTAGTTCTACAATCTCGGACGATGAGAGAGCCCAACAAGAAGACGGCCAAGGGCTTCACGAAGGCCAAGTACATTAGCGATGAGGAGTTGGAATCGATCTTCTCGACGGTGGCCGAGGGGAAGCCGATTGGCGTCGCCTGTCGCAAAGCCGGCACCTCGACGACTCAGTTCCTGTGGCGCGTCCGCCGCGAGCCGGAACTGACGAAGCGTCTGGATGAGGCCAAGAAACAGGGGAATCTCCTTATCGCCGCCGACTTGGGAGAGGCGTGATGGCCCGCGCCGAGCCGACTAAGAAGATGGTGAGCGGTGCTACTAAAGCCAAGTACATCACCGAGGAAGAACTGGACTCCATCTTCACGGCGGTCAACGAGGGGACGCCCATCCGAACGGCCTGTCTCGAGGTTGGGACTTCGGTGACGCAGTTCAAGATGCGCGCTGGACGGGAGCCCGAACTGGCGAAACGCCTTGCCGAAGTCCAGGAGATCGGGAAGAAGGCGCAGGCTGAGATCCTCCGCGATGTCCTCTGGCGCCATGTCCTAGAGGGGAACTTCAAGGCCGCCGAGAAGATGGCCTATGTGATGCTCCCCGACTGGCGCGAGCTTCTGACCCATCGGGTTGAAGTCGGGAATATGGACGGGGAGGCGTTCGTGATGGCAGCCTTGCAGCAACTCGGGGACGCCTCGATCGAGGACGTGGAGAAGATGATCGAGATCCTCGAGCGGAATCGGGCGCCATTGGCCGAAGTGAGAGCGTTACCGTCAGCAGTAGAAGAAGGATGAAGCTCCCGCGTTTCCGTCCTCGCGACGATGAGGAACTCGAAGCCGAGGCGCGGATCGCTCGGAATACCCCGCTGGCCCCGACCCTCCGCGACCTCGACTACTTGGAGCGGAAGAAGCTCGGCCCCTCTTGGGGCAGGCCCCGCCGCAAGCTGAGGGGTTGGCCGCGCTGAGTCGGGTCATCGTCTGCGGCTCGCGGGGATGGACCGACAGAGAGCGGATTGCGGACCGTCTCTTCGATCTCAAGCCGACTACGATCGTCGTCCACGGCTCGGCGCGCGGTGCGGACAGGATCGCTCATCAGGAGGCGGAGAAGCTCGGTTTGTCTGTGGAGGCGCATCCGGCCGATTGGCAGCGTCATGGGAAACGCGCGGGCCATATACGTAACGAGGAGATGGCTGCACTCGGTGCCGATCTCTGCATCGCCTTCTGGGATGGTTCCCCGCGCGGGACGATGGACATGACTGAGGCTGCAGCTCGGCACCGGATCGCGGTCGAGATTCAGCACAAGGAGTTTCCCAACCGGGAGACGGTCAGATGACCGAGGCACCCGTCCTTGATGCCCTCTATGCGCTCCGCGATCAGCGCCAGATCGAGGAGGACCAGGAGCAGCTCCCGCTCTCGCTCTCAGCCTTCGCCCGCGCGGCCTGGCCGACGCTAAAGCCGGACGAGCGCTTCATGCACAACTGGCACTTGGACGCTATTTCTGCGCATCTGGAGGCCGTCAGTCGGGGCGAGATCACACGACTACAGATCTGGATCCCGCCTGGCACGATGAAGACCGGCCTCGTCACCGTCTTCCTCCACTGCTGGGAGTGGATGCGCAGGCCGGGACTCCGTTACTGGACAGCCTCCTACGAGACGCGGTTGATCGGGCGCTTCTCGGCGATGGCGCGGACGGTGATGATGTCTCCCTGGTATCAGGACCGTTGGGGAGAGATGTTCCGCTTCACTCGCGAGTCCGAGCACTACTACGAGAACGACCACGGCGGCTCCCGGCTCGCGACCTCGCCGACCTCGACCGGGACGGGCGAGCACGGGCATCGAATCCTGATCGACGATCCTGTCACCGCCCGCGCGGCCGACCCCGCCTTCTCGGGCAGGCTTGGCTCGGACTTGCGGACGATGCTACGGGAGACGAACGAGTGGTACGACTCGACCGTCTCGACGCGCGGGATCGACGGCTCCGAGTTCGGCCCGCACGCGGAAGTGCTGGTCATGCAGCGCCTGCACGAGAACGACCTGGCCGGGCACATCCTGGAGAGCGAGGAGTGGACGGTGCTCTGTCTGCCCGAGCGCTTCGAGGAGGGGCATCCCTACGCCTGGCGGGGCGAGTTCGTACATTCGGCGCTCCGTCTTCCCGACGAGTTGCGAGAGGGCGATCCCCGCGTCGAGGGGGAACTTCTCTGGCCGCAGAAGCGGGACGAGATCGCCTCCGAGGCGCTGGCCGTCAAGTTGACCAGACACCGGGCCGCGGGGCAACTTCAGCAGCGTCCTTCTGCTCGAGAGGGTGAGATCCTGAAGCGGGACTGGTGGCGCTTCTACGATCCGCGCGATCCCTACAAGCTCCCTCGCTTCGGCCGGATCATCGTCTCCGTGGACACCCCGCTCAAGGACAAGGAGACGAACGACTACGTGGCGATCCAGGTCTGGGGGGTGTCGGGCGCGAACCGCTATCTGCTCGACCTGGACAAGGCGCATCTGAACTACGGCAAATGTAAGCGGCGAGTGATCGAGATGGCCCGCTGGGCGCGGCAGCGCTGGCCCTCCTGTCCTCACCAGCTCTTGATTGAGAACGCGGGCTACGGCGTCGAGTTGATCATGGATCTGAAGCAGGAGGTGACGGGCGTGACCAAGATCTCCCCTGGCCTGGAAGGAGACAAGATCGCCCGTGCGGAGGCGGCTTCGGACGCGCTCGAGTCGGGCAACTGCTACCTCCCCGGCTACGGGCCGCCCTGGCAGCCCGCCTACGACGAGAAGCACTGTTCGGCCGAGGTGGCGGACTTCGTCCACTCCTGCGCGCTCTTTCCCAACGGCTCCCACGATGACGACGTGGACGCCTGGTCGCAGGCGATGAACTGGCTGCGGGGACGCAACGCGACACCCCTCCGCACTTCGCGCTTCCGCCGCCGCTGACATCCGCCGCCTGGCGCATACTCCGCACTCGTGGCGACAGCTACCTCCTTCGTCACCGTCTACTGTCCGGGCTGCGGATTGCCCCGCGAGATCTCCACTCGGCAGGCGCGACGGGCGGGCCTCTGTCGGGCCTGCTTGCATCCGCCGAAGATTCCGCCGGTGACCGACATCGAGAGAAGATTCTGGCTGAAGATTCTCACGGACGACGAAATCGCGGCCACAGCCTCGGCTATCTGGGGCTATCAGGCGAATCCGGAAGTCATCCATCGTTGGCGGGAGACGCTTCTCCCTTCTCAAGAGACCGTCGCCGTTCTATGATGTGCCGCGAAGGGATTCCTCTCCTTTCCATGCGGCCCCGGCGAGAGGCACGGCGCTTCTGACTCCGGGGCCGCAGCTTCTCGTCGTCGTTCCTGTGCTTGACCGGCCGCAGCGGGTCGGGCCGCTGCTCGACTCGCTTGGGCGAGCGACGAGCGTCCCCCATCGCGCCCTCTTCGTCTGCACCCCCGGAGACGAGGCCGAGATAGAAGCCCTGCGAGCGGCTGGGGCGGAGATGCTCGTGACGACCTGGGAGGCGGGGTCAGGGGATTTTTCAATGAAGACGAATTTCGCCTATCGTCAGAGCGAGGAGCCCTGGATCTTCTGCGGCGCCGACGACCTCTTCTTCGAGCCCGGCTGGGACGAGGCCGCGCTGACGGTCGCCGAGCGGCACAGGGCTGGGGTGACTGGGACGAACGATGACGCCAACACGCTCGTCAAGAAGGGGCTCCACGCTACCCATTCGCTGATTCGTCGTTCCTACATCAAAGAGCAGGGCGGCACCTTCGACGGAACGGGCGAGATCTACTCGGAGACCTACGATCACCAATGGACTGACTCGGAGTTGGTCGAGACGGCCAAGCTTCGCCGCCAATGGGCCTTCGCCCGGGATTCGGTCGTCCGTCACCTGCACCCGCACTGGGGAACGGCCGAGATGGATTGGGTCTACGAGAAGGGGCAGCGGGCGGTCAAGGAGGACTTCGCCCTCTACGTGCAGCGGGTGCGGAAATTGCGGAAACTTCATGCTGGACAGCGGCGGGCGCTACGCTATAATCCCTCGCGATGAGATTCCTGAGCAAGCGCCGCGAGCGGGAGATCGCCGAGCTGCTGGAGAATCAACAGGTCGCGATCCAGATTCTTCAATCGATGATCGTCATCTATGCGCAGCAGATGAGAGATCTCGTCGTGGCCTTTCGGATCGCTCAGGATAACCCCGGCGTGGACATCGGCGCTGACCTTGACAACCTCGTCCGCGATCTTTGTGACATCGTTGCCCAGTTGGAGGAGCATGTCGCGTGACTGTCCCTGATTTCGATCTTCAACTCGTACGGGAGGCGCTGAACTTCTGGGGCGATTTTGCTGACCATGAGCGCTATGCATGGCCCGAAGATCGCAAGAAAGTAGATCAAGCCCTCGCTGCCCTTGACCGCCTGGAAGCTCGCCTTGCCGAGCTTGAGCAGGATAACGCGAGACGACTAACCCAAGATGAGTCGCGGGTGATGAACAATCGCCTATTTGAGATGCATGACTGCGCCAAAGTAGCCGAAGCCCGCCTCGCGCGGCTGAAGGAAGCGCTGGGGGAGATCTCTAAGAGACAGCCAGAAGACGAGGAGAGTCCCTTCGCGCGACATGCCGTCATGGAGTTCACTACCATTGCCTGCGTCGCCCTCGCCGCCATCGAGGAAGGGGCAGAGGAGAGAGAGTGAACGTCTCGATTCTCATCTCTTCTTTCGGGGACGAGAAATGGAAAGATCTTGCCTGGTCGCGCGCCTACCCGAGTGCCGTCGAGCAGGATGCCCATGAAGTTCTCGTCAACCACGAGCCTGAAGGGACGCTCGCCTCCTGTCGAAACAACAACGCAGAGCGGACGACAGGCGATTTCTTGTGCCATTTAGATGCTGATGACGAACTGGCTCCTGGCTACGTCACTGCCATGGAGACGGTAATCAGTCACATAGACGAGGTTCTTGATCCGCTCGATTGCCTCTACACGCCGCGCGTTCAGTATGAGATTTACGGCAAGTATCAGCCTCCCAAGTTCTGGCCTGAGATACCGCTCTCGACGGGCAGTTGGCTGGTCATTGGCACGCTCGTCCCGCGCGCGCTTTTCTGGGAAGTTGGCGGCTTTGAAGAGTGGGCCGCCTACGAGGACTGGCAGCTTTTCGCCAAATGCTGGAAGGCAGGCGCGCAGATCGTGAAGGTGCCGGATGCCGTCTATCTCGCTCACTGGACGCCTGACTCCCGAAATAAGAGCCTTCCGCGCCAGGAGTTGCTACGGATTCAGTACGAGATTGGGCGTGAACTCTTTCCCGAAGAGTACGGCGAAGCCTGGCTGCATCAGCATCTTCGGAGCGCGACGGTCAAAAGACGCCAGAGAGCGCGGGCGCGGTGAGCGATCTAAACTGGGACTCCGTCTGTGGCGTTCTCTTCAGCTTCGGCGTCTGGGGACTGATCGCCGGACTCGTCTGGTGGCTGATCTGAGCGATGGAGTACACGTTGGCTCTATTGACGCACGGCGACGCGCCCTTACTGGATGTGTGTCTGGATTCATTCTCGGCGCTCCTGAATCCGGCTCCTGAAGAACTAGTCTGCGTCATAGACGGTCTCGGCCGCTTACCGCCGACTGAGCCGTTCGGTGCCTGGTTCATAAAGCAAAGTCAGAAACAGGAGGGTTTCTGTTCAGCGACGAGAAGATTGTGGAGTCTCGCAGCGGACTCGTCCTCACCCTTTGTCTTCTATCTGGAGAACGATTTTGTTCTGCTCCGGTCACTGGATCTGGAAGGTGCCATAGCCGTGCTGGACGCAAATCCGATGCTCTCGCAGATGCAGTTCATGCGCGAGCCGGTGAACCGGGAGGAGCGGCAGGCGGGCGGCGTCATCCCGAAGCATGTTCAGCGAGGCGACGAGTTCGCCGTCCGTGACGGCTGGATCGAGAACCGGGCTTATGTGATTACGACCAATCCCTCGCTGATGAGATGTGATTTCATGGTCGAGAACCCGTGGCCTGAGTACGACTCTGAGTGCGAAGGCAGGTTCGGGATAGATCTTGCGTCCAAGGGGTTCAGCGCGGGCATCTGGGGGGACGGCACGCCGCTCGTCCGTCACGTCGGCCGTCGCCGCGGGCGCGGATACTGATGAAGCGCGCGCTGATCACCGGAATTGGCGGGCAGGACGGCTCGCTGCTCGTCGAACTCCTGCTCGGCGAGGGCTATGAAGTGGCTGGGATCGCGAGATGTCGTTTTACCAGCTATGAGAATCTCGATGGGCTTCTCGGAAGGATCCAGTTTTTAAATGCTGATCTGCTCAAATCCGACTCGCTCGCGCAGGCTCTCGCCGATTTCAAGCCGCAGGAGGTCTACAACTTCGCCTCGCCTTCCTTTGTGCCCCGTTCCTGGGAAGATCCGATTACGACTGCCGAGTTTGCGGCAATTGGAGTCACGGCGTTACTTGAGGCCATTCGCACGGTAGACGGCGGCATCCGCCTCTACCAAGCGTCCTCGAGCGAGATCTTCGGTTGGGCGCCTACCGAGACGCCGCAGACCGAGGAGACCCCGCTGCGGCCACTAACTCCCTATGGAGTCGCGAAGGCGTACGGACACTTCATCGTCCAGAGCTATCGCCGCCGCTATGGATTCTTCGCTTGCTGCGGCATTCTCTACAACCACACTTCGCCAAGGCAGTCTCTTGACTTCCTACCGAGGAAGGTGGCCCGCGCGGCCGCGGCTATATCGCTTGGCTTGGAGGAGAAGCTCTTGCTCGGTGATCTCAATGCCCGCCGCGACTGGGGTTACGCCCCGGATTACGTGCGTGCGATTTGGTTGATGTTGCAGCAGTCAGAGCCGGACGACTACGTGATCGCGAGCGGTGAGAGTCATTCGGTCGGGGAGTTGGCCGAGTGTGCCTTCGTTCGCGTCGGTCTTGACTGGAAGAAGTACGTCCGCAGCGAGACGACCTTATTCCGGGGTCTATCCGAGCTGCATCATTTAATCGGGGATGCTTCCAGGGCGCGGAAGATCCTAGGCTGGGAATCTACCGTCGGCTTTGAGGATCTCGTCGGCCTGCTCGTGGACGCCGAAGTGAAAGCTCTTTCTGTTTCGGCCGCGGTCGTGAATCGATGATCGAGCTGGTTTCAATCGCGTTTGGTCAGCCGCGCTTAATTTCCGAGCAGATCAGGCTACTCGGCGCGTACTTGCTGGACGCCTTCTCTCTGACCGTGCTTGATAACTCAAACGATGAAGGGACCGCTCAGCAGATCCGCGCGGTCTGCGAAGAGGGTCTGACCGCCTACGAACGGATCCAGACGCCCGACCACATGCACCACCACGCACTCAATCTGGCGGCGGCCCGCTTCCGCGAACGCGGATCGGAACTCTACGGCTTCCTCGACCACGACATCTTCCCGGTGCGCCCGACGAGGCTCGTTCCTTACGTCGAAGAGGTCGGGTTCTTCGGAATCGGCCAGAGGACTCCCGCCAGCGGTAATCTCTATCTCTGGCCGGGGTTCTGCTTCTTCTCGCGCGCTTGGATCGGAGATCGGATGCTCGACTTCGGGGGCGCCGACGGCGGGGATACGGGCTCGGCTATGTGGCCTCTCTTTGCTGAGTCAGATTGGCAGCACTTTTATCGGGTTGGGCACGGCTATCAGGCGATTCGTCATCCTGATTCGGTAGGGCTACAAAGTTGGGGCTACGAACTGATCGGTGATTTTGCGCACCTGACGAACGGTAGCCGATGGATGATCGTGCCAGATCAAGAAGAGAGAGAGAGACTTCTCTACGAGATGCTGGCGGCTCTCTGATGGCGATCGGTCAAGTAGTCGAATCGGCGATGCTTCATGCCGTGATCAAGGAGCGGGACGAATGCAGGGAGCGGCTCGCCGAGTATGAGACATCGCCAATAGCCGACGCCACGATCTGCATCCCCTACTACGCCCAGCCCGAGTATCTGCCCGAGACCCTCGCTTCGGCGATCGGCCAGACGGCGGGCTTGCGCGAGGTGATCGTGGTGGATGACGGCTCCCCCGATAACGTCGCACGGGAACTCTGTGAACGGTACAAAGCAGATGGCGCGCCCGTCCGCTACGTGCGGGTCACGAACCGCGGCCTCCCGAACGCGCGTAACACCGGCTTGATGCTCGCCAAGGGCGCGGGTTTCGTCCCTCTCGACTCGGATGACTGGCTCGAGCTAACTTTTCTGGAGAAGACGCTGCCGCTGCTCTCTGATTACGATGTCTCGTTCGGGGGCCTGCAAGAGCACGGGCCGGTGCGCCAAGGCACTTACATGCCGGGCACTGATCGCCCTGTGGGCGAAGTCACGGTTGAGCTGGAATGGCAAGCTAACCGCCTCTTTTACTGTGCCGTCTACCGCACTTCGCTGCTTCGCGAAGTCGGAGGCTGGAACGGGCGGATGGTCAACGGGTACGAGGATTGGGACATGCATATCGACCTACTCAAGCGCGGCGCCCGACTTGGCGGGGTCTCTGAAGTGCTCTTTAATTACAGGACACGTCCAGACTCGATGCTCGTCAGCATCACTGGGAAGATGCACCATCAGATCGTGTCCGAGATGCACCGACATCACGATAACTGGTGATCGCAGCCATCGCCTTTTCGCGCGACCGGGCCGCTCAGTTGGATCTCCTGCTCTCTTCATTGCGCCAGAACGCACCGGGCGTATTTGAGCCGATACACGTCATCTGGCGCGCGACGAATAGCTGGTTCAAACGTGGCTATGAAGTCTGCGCGAGGAATCATCCGAACGTCTGGTTCGTGCCGGAGGAGACGCTCGCCGCTCAGGTTCGCTATCTGCTCCACTCGGCTGAGTTCGCAACCTTCTTCACCGACGACGACATCCTCTTCCGGCCGCTGGCCGCGCCTGCGCCTGATGAGTTGCTTGCGGAGGACGATCGCGTCCTCTGCTTCAGTCTGCGGCTTGGCCTCAACACTACGCGCTGCTATCCCTACGACCGTCGCCAGGGCATTCCCGTCCATCATCCGAAGGGGGAGACGATTCTCTGGGAATGGAGGCAGGCCGACGCGGACTGGGGCTACCCCGGCTCGCTAGACGGGCATATCTTCCGCGGGGAGACGCTGCAAGAGATCGTTGCTGACGTCGACTTCCCGAATCCGAACTGGCTGGAGGACGTGCTAATGAGTCGGATGCCGAAGGACAGACCGCTGATGGCGGCTTATCGAGAGAGCAGGCTCGTCTCGATCCCCGCAAACCGGGTGAACGAGACGCATGGAAACCGCTTCGGCATGACGCATCCGAACGGTACGGCCGATTTGAATGGGCGATATCTAGATGGGGAGCGGATCTCTCTGGGCGATATGGACTTCAGCGGTGTCGTCGGCGCCCACCACGAGCTTCCCTACGTGTTCGGAAGATGAGTTCTCCCTGGTCGAATGTCGGGACTGACTTTCTCTCCGAAGGAAAATGGGCTATTGGCCAGGGGCCACGAGCGCCAGATCGACAACTCTTCCGGGCGCTTCTCCGTCGCTGGCTCGCTGGCTACAACGGCCCGGGACAGCCGAGGCTGCTTGAGGTCGGTTGTGGTTCCGGCATCGACTTGCAAGTGCTGAATGACGAGGGGCTGCTTGGCGAGGTCGGTTACTCCGGCTATGACTTGACGCCGAAGTTCGTTGAGCATCTGCGTGAGCGCTTCCCGGAGGAGCGCTTAGAGGTCCGTGATCTTCTTGCGATGGACGAGGAGGGAACTGCGGGTTTTGTCTGGTGCCGTCATGTGCTTGAGCATGTGGATGATGGGTATCTCGGTCTCAGGAACCTCTGGCGCGCGACGGGTGAAGTACTGCTCGTCTCCTGGTTCATCCGGCCGACTTGGTCTGAGGCCGAGGTCGGCTGCAAGATCGCGGACGGTTTCCTGCACTGGCGCTACAGCGCGCGACGGATGATCGAGTTTAAGCGCGAACTGGGAGCGCATCTCTACCGCTTCGACATCGACCATCACTCGAACCAGGCTTCGGTCTGGCTGCTCAGCCGCGAGAAGCGACCTGACCTCGTGGAGGAGGCGCATCGCTTCCTTGTCTCAGATGAGTTTCTGCGCTCGGCGATCCCGGTGCCCCTGCCGTCGAAAGACCGGGAGGCCGCGCTGGTCGAGGTCGTCACGGAGGCGGGCGCCGCGCTGGCAGGCGCTCTTCGGGGGATCGAGGGGAAGGAGGAGACAGCGGTCTCACCCTGGACGGAAATGACTTCGGCTCTTGGCCGTTGTAAGGCTGCGCACTACGGCTCACGGCCGCTCGACCGTTACGACCGCTTTGTCTTCTGGGGTTTCCGCTCAAGCCTCGATTCAATGCGGCACATCTTCCGCCATTTCATCCACGCGCTCGAGCGATGGGGGCGGGAGACGCTCTGGATCGAGGACGACCCGGCCAATCTAGAGCTTCTGCGGCGGGGGGATCTTATCTTCGCGGTGGATGTCGAGGGGAAGGCGCTCCGGGCAGTTCAAAGAGTGGATTACGTCCTGCACAACTTCGATGGCGAACATCCCGTCTGGGAGGGACTGCATGATTGGCGCTTTCTGCGGCTGCAGACCTACACACACGATGCCGAGGAGTACGGGGTGGCCTGGGGATCGGTGCGCCGCTACGACCGCGAACAGCGGACGCTCTTCCAGCCTTGGGGCACCGATCTTTTGGTGGAGGAGTTTATGGAGCCAGTCTTCAATGGCTCCTCTCACGAGGCTGCTTTCGTGGGCGCTGTCTGGGACGACGGTGGACTTGGCAATGTCTACGCGATCCGAGAGTTGGAAGAAGCACTGACCGCGCGAGATATGAAGCTTCGCTACCTGACCCAAGTCACTGACGAGGAGAACGTGGAGGCCGTGCGTTCGGCGCGGATCGCCCCGGCACTTGCAGGAATATGGCAGGCCGAACGTAATTATCTCCCTTGCCGTACTTTCAAGAACGTCTCCTACGGCGCGCTTGCGATCACGAACGTGCCCAAGTTCCGGGAGATCTTTGCCGGATGCAGATTGAAGGCCGAGACGATCCCCGATCTCGTGGAGGAGGCGCTCTCGCTCAGCAAGAAGGACTATCTCGAACTGGTGGCGGCCCAGCAGCAGATCGTGGCTCTCTACACCTATCGCGAATCGCTAGAGGCGATCGGACGAGCGCTGGAAGAGGGGAAGTAATGGCAGAAGTTCGTATCTGCGGAAAATGTCAGCGTGTGTGCGGGCCTCACCAGCCTGATCCGTGCTTAGGTGATATTCCTGGAGTTATGGGTGCATGCTGTGGGCATGGCGATCCTGAGAGGGCATTCATCGGCTGGAAAAATGGACTGACAATACGAGGCTTCTGGATTGATGAAGAATCGAGGGAAAAAAATATCGAAAATATCGAATGGGAACGATTGCAATGGGCTGAATATGTCGTGATCATAATTCCGATGGTGCGGGAGACGCTACATGATGATGCTAACTTCGATGACGAGGCGCTACGTTCGCTCGGTCAGATGTGCGTCGAAGTCGCCCGCGACCAATACGAACGCGAGAACTTTCTCCCACTGCGACCTGTAGATTTGTCGTGAGCCTCACTGCCGTTACTCGCCGCATTCAGGAACTTGCCATCCCTGGCTACGGTGAGGATGAGGTGCTGTTCATGGCCGAGACGATGGCGCGACTGTGGCCGACACACGTCTTCGAGTGGGGCACGAATCGCGGTTCGAGTGCTCGCATTTTTCACGAGGCGAGGGTCCTGATCGGGATCGACTGTGAGATCCACACGGTTGAGCTGCCGCTCGAACTTGCGCATCTCGACCGTGATCATCCGGGGCAGGCGAGTGGACTCTTCATCGAAGACATACCAGTCAGTCAGTACCTCGGCGACGGCCTAGAGGTCTCGCTTCGTCTCTATGCCGAGGCCGAGCCGGAGCGCGCGCTCTTCTATCTCGATGGCTGCCATCGTTACAAGCAGGTTCTCGTCGAGTTGAGAACGCTCTCTACGGCCGTGCCGGAAGCTGTCCTCCTCCTTCACGACACCGGGCATCTGCCCGAGGTCGCGCGGGCGCTTGCTGACTTTCGTCCGGAGCGCCATTATGAGCAGGAACACCTTGCCTCCCAAGCCGGGATGACCTCACTGTGGCCGAGAGCGTCTGCCTGGTAACTGTGGTCTCGGGGCCGGTCTACGACCGTTTCGCCCGCGAGTTCTTCGCTACGGCTAAGGAGCATTTCCGGCCGACCGATTCCGTCCGCTTCGAGATACTGCCCGGAGTTGAGGGCTGGCCTGCGGCGACTCTCTACCGCTACCACGTTCTGCTCAGTCACGCCGATCGCCTTGACTGCGATTACCTCTATCTCGTGGACGCGGATATGCGCTGCGAAGGGCTGATCGGGCCTGAAATCCTCGGCTCGCTGGTCGCCGTCCGCCATCCTGGTTACGTCGGCAGATCACTCGGGGAGCTTCCTTATGAGCGGATGCCCGAGTCCTCCGCCTACGTCGCCTGCGAGGAGGGCGGAATCTATTACGCGGGCGGACTTGTCGGCGGTGAGCGCGACTGCTTTCTCGTCCTCGCCAAGCGGATCGTGAAGCAGATCGGTGAGAACGCGGAACGGGGGATCATCGCGCGCTGGCATGACGAATCTCATTTGAATCGCTGCTTGATTGATGATCCTCCGGAGATCACACTTGATCCGTCTTATCTTCATCCAGATGATGACTCCTGGTATCTGACGGTCTGGCCCGAACTGTACGAACGGAGACTGGTAGCACTGGACAAGAATCCACAAGAGAGAGGTCGATGATGAGCAGTTGCCTGGTGACGATGGTCAGGGATGAAGCCGACATCGTGGAGGCGTTCGTGCGGCACTCAGCGACGCAAGTAGACGCTTTGATCGTGGCCGACAACCTCTCCTCGGATGGGACGCGCGAGACCCTAAACGAACTTTCGCATGAGTTACCGCTAACGGTAATAGACGATCCGGATCTGGCTTACTTTCAATCGAGGAAGATGAGCGCGCTTGGGCAGCGGGCATTCGCCGCGGGGCACTCCTGGGGCGTCTTCGCAGATGCCGATGAATGCTGGTACGTCGCCGACGACCCAAACAGGCGCATCGCCGACTATCTGGACGGACTCGCGCCCGACTTGCAATTGGTCACGGGCTTACTTTACAACCACATTCCGACTGGCGCGGACGATCTGAACGAGACGAATCCATTCAAGAGGATCGGGTGGCGCAAGCGGGAGCCCGCGCCGCTGCCGAAGGTCTGCTGCCGCCTTCATCCTTCCCTCGTCATCGATGCAGGCAACCATTCGGCGCGGTACCGGGGCCGTGCCCTTCGCTCGCCTGGCCTTGCGCTGCGGCATTTCTCTTGGCGAACGCCCGCGCAGTACGCGGCGAAAATTAAGATCGGGCGCGCTGCTTACGCCGCTACCAACCTTCCCGAGGACATCGGCGTCCACTGGCGGATGTGGGAGGGCGCATCCGACGAGCAGATCGAGGAGCATTTTCGGGAGTGGTTCTGGTCGGAGCATCCGCGAAAGGACGACAGTTTGATTCACGATCCGGCTCCGGTTGTAGGCTAAGGATATGCCCCCGAACATGGACAGATCCCGCTGGCGCGAGAACCCGGACGGCTCCTGGACGCGCCACCAGGTTCATCCTGAGGCTCCGAAGGAAGATCTTGAACTGGGCAGTCTCGGTGCCGCTCACCCGCCGTTCATGGTCATGAGAACGCGACGGCCAGTCCAAGCCACCGCCGCGGCAGCTGCACTGGCAAGGGAACATGGGATCAATCTGGCGGATGTGGTGGGTACGGGTAAAGATGGCAAAGTGACGAAAGCGGATGTGGAGGCCGCTGCGGGCTACCGCTGACGGTAATGAGTGAAGTTGATGAAAATCGCGATCTGCTACACGAGGCTCAGCTTCTTGAAGAACAGAGAATTGAGATCATCGAGAGAGCGATCAAAGCGAATGTCGCCGATCTTCTGCCTCCGCTCTGGATGAAATTGGATGAAGGGGAGGAATGGCGGAAGAAGACTGTTCACATTTGCTGGGATACAGCTCTAGAACCTGGAGATGAGGAACGCTATACCGAACGCGACTGTCGTAATCTGATTGGTTTTCTTGCTCATATCGCTGAAGAAAAACGCCTTGCAATCTACCAAAGGCAGCTAGAAGAAGACACAGACGATGCCGAAGAGCATTGACCTGACAAATCAGCAGATCGACGTCCAACAGTCGAAAGAAATCGACCAGAAGGCTTCCTCTGGAAACGGGGAGCCCGTGATTGTTGATGTCTGGATGTTCGTCTTTACCGACCGCACCTACGGCGATCAGATCCGGATCAGGTTCCGCCGTGAAGCCCGCGACGAGATCGTGCGCAAGCTGACTGGTGTCGTCATCGCGGGCGGCGAGCTACCGAAGCTGTGATGCGCGTCTACTGCAATGGGACGCTCGTCTGGATGAAAGTGATCGGCATGTGGTGGACCTGTATGGCTTGCGGGAAGAAGCTGTGGAGGGCGCGGTGAGCGTACCCGACTGGTGGAGCACAATTCTTTTGTCTGTCGCAGCCTGGCGGACATTTCAACTGCTCGCCAACGACGATATTCTCGACCGCCCGCGGCGCTGGCTGCTCCGTCTTGGGAAGGAATGGCAGAAAGAGGGAGATCCGTTTCCGGACAATTATCGCTTAGGCTGGGCGCAATTTCTGACCTGCCCCTATTGCATGGGGGCGCACGTTGCCTTATGGTGGTGGATTGCCTGGGAGATCGAGGCGCGCTGGACGGAGATCATCGCCGCCCCCTTTGTGATCTCCGCGGGAGTGATCGCTGCCGCCAAGATTCTCTCGGACGAGTAACGACACCGCGAGCCTCTATGCTGTTGCCCGTAAACCTGATCCAGGAGGTCTTGAGTGGCTTGCGGATGCGGGAAGAAGAAGACATCTAAGGCAGCGCCGCCCGCGAACGGTAAGTAGCGCGCTTGGCGCTGCCCCTCACACGATCTACCCGCCGTGGTCTGACTGCCTCTGCGGTCAGACTCGGCGACCGCGACTCCGAGTACTCGAAGCGTAAGGAGATGCCCTGGCAGAAACGGACGCTCGAGTACATCGACCTGATCCCGGAACTGAACTTCTGGTCCCGCTTCTACCCGCGGATGCTGAAGCAGGTGCGCTTCTTCCCCGGATTGATGTCCGGGAGCGGTGAGATCGAGGAGATCAAAGAAGGGCCGCCGGTCGATTATCTGAACCGGATCAGAGACCCGGGCGGCGGACGTTCTCAGATTCAGGCGGCCTATGGGAGGCTGATGGCGACCACGGGAGAGGGATCCCTCTTCGGGCGCAACTTGGACGATGAAGATGAACGCTGGTCGTTCGTCTGGAACGACGAGCTTGAGATCGAATATGACGCCGACGAGAACGTCCGCTCGATCACGCACAAAGCAGGACAGCGAGGAAGCCAGAAGGACAAGAAATACGGTCCCGAGGAGGCGGTCGTCTACCGGATGTGGACGCCGCACCCCCGAAACTCGGCGGAGGCCGAGTCTCCGATGCGCTCGGTCCTCGACATCGCCGAGGAGCTGATCGTTCTGACTTGGGCGGTGCGGGCAACCGGGCTGACCCGACTCACGAACGGTGTCCTCTTCATGCCCCAGCAGGCTTCTCCGCCCTCGGCCGAGCCGATCGGGGACGAGGACGCCCTCAACGATCCCTACCAGGCTGATTGGGCCGACTACGTAACCGCCCAGATCGAGAACTTCGGGGATGCCGAGGCGCGCGTCCCCTTCATCACCTGGATGGACGCCGATCTGATCGAGAAGGTGCGCTTCGAGGGCATCCACAATCCGCAGACCGACTACATGGAGCGTGATCTACGCAAAGAGGCGATTGAGCGGCTCGCGATCGGGCTCGACGCGCCACCCGAAGCGCTGCGCGGCCTCGGCTCGACGAACCACTGGGCGGCCCTTCAGATTCTGGGGGATATGTGGAAAAGCCACGGATCCCCGCTCGCCATGCAGTTCGCAGGCGATCTGGCCGAGGTCTATCTTCTTCCTTCCCTGCGCGAGACGGAGTATCCCGACTGGAACAAGGTCGTGATCGGGATCGACGCCTCTCAGGTTGTGGTCAAGCCCGACCGCTCGGACGACGCCGACCGCGCGATCGACCGACTGGCGATTGGCTGGGAGGGTTATCGGAGGATGAAGAACATTCCCGAGTCCTACGCTCCCGGCGAGGAGGAGCGGAATGAGATCGCGGCCTTGCTCAAAAGTCGCGTCTCCTCTCGTCCAGGGGCAGGCGCGCCCTCGGTGAACGGAAGACCGACAGAAGAAGGTCCTCCTGAGCCCGGCCCGGAGGGGGACTCAGGCCGCAGGACGCGGGTCGTTGCCTCGGCGGGCCGAGAGCTGGGAGCAGCCGAGATGGCACTCATGCGCTGCCGCGAATTGGCGGGGACGAGGCTCCGACACAAGCGGACCTGGGAGGCTCTGGAGAAAATCTGCCTCGACTGCGCGAAGACGGCCTCGGACATTCCGCTCGCGCTGATTCCTTCTTCGGTGGGGCCGGAGACGGTCAAACGGCTCCACCTTGATCCGCTGGTGCTGGTCAAGGGTGGGGCCGACCATCTGCGCCCGCTGCTTCTGACCTGGGGCTACAGCGAGGCTCAGGTGGGCACGGTCTGCGAGATGGTCGAGGTCTACGCCGCTCGCACTCTGTTCGAGGAGCGGACGCCCGCTCTGCCCTCGGGATTCTCCTCTCATATCGTCGGAATGAAGGAGCTGACAAGTGCCGTGGTCGATTAGGAAACGAGGCAGCAAATACTGCGTCGTGAAGCAGGGCGAAGATCAGCCCGTGTCCGGAGGCTGCCACTCCTCTCGGGCCGATGCAGTCAAGCATCAGCGGGCGCTCTACGCTGCGGAAGCGTCCGCGGAAGGGTCTAAGGTGTCCGAGATGAGCGAAGTTATCGGTCAAGGTGCTTTTCAGACAGCAACTGCCGCGAACATTCCTTCGGTCACCGTAACTGTCTCCAACGGCGACGAGCCGCAGGAGACGATGCCGATCTGGGAAGGCATCCTCGGGATCGAGGGCCTGCCGACCGCCGACCGCCGCTACCTGATCCCCGGCGAGATCTCTGAGCGCGAGTTGCCGCTGACCCTGATGGCCCAGTTCTCGAACGAGGAGGGGCACAAAGGTGCCGAGATCGCGGCCCGGATCGACGAGATCTGGCGCGTCCCCAACGAGGAGCGAGGCCTAAACGCCGTTGAGATCTGGGGGCGGGGGCCGTTTGACTCGGGAGAGCACGGCCGCGAGGCGGCCCGTTTGGTTGAGGAGCAACTCCTGCGCGGTGTCTCCCTCGACCTCTCGGTCTCCGAGGCCGTCCCGCTCGACCCGGAGACGTTCGAAGAGATCGACCCCGAGGGACTCGACTTCATGGGAATGCTAACCGGGAATCATCTGACGGGACTCAAGGGGAAGATCATGGGTGCCACCCTCTGCGCACATCCCGCCTTCGAGGAGGCCACGGTCAGGATCGTCGAGGAAGACGCACTCATCGCCTCCGCCTTCGGAATGAGAGTCTTGAAGCAGCAGGCACTGACCGCCTCGGCCGCAGGCCTGGCGCCGCTCAAGCCGCCGAAGGAATGGTTCGAGATCCCTGAAGTATCCAAGCCGACTCCGCTGACTGTGACCGAGGAGGGTCAAGTCTACGGCCATCTCGCGCTCTGGGGCCAATGCCACACCGGTTTCGCCTCCTGCGAGACGCCGCCCCACTCACGGACTAGCTACTCCTTCTTCCATCTTGGCGAGATCGAGACGGCCGAGGGGGAAACGGTCGCGGTTGGTCGGATCACGGTCGGCAAACCCGGTAACGCGAAAGGCGGGCACGCCTCGATCATCTACGGAGCCAAGGGAGCGCTCGAGCACTACGACGCCTCCGGCTGCGGAGCCGCCTTCGTCCGCGCCCACGACGGCAACCTCGGCATCTGGCTGGCGGGCGCCGTCCGCTCCGACCTCCCCGCCGAGCGAGTGCGCGATCTCCGGGCCTTCCCGCCCTCGGGTGACTGGCGCCTGGAGAAGGGGAGCTACGAGCTGGTCGCGGTCCTGGCCGTGCCCGTGCCCGGTTTTCCGATCCCGCGCACCGAGATGCGCCTCGTGGCTTCCGCGGCCAAGGAAGAGGTTACGGCGATCATCGCTACTGGCTACGTGGAGGAGGAAGAGACGATGGCGACCAAGGCGGAGCTTCGCCAGCAGGCGATGGTCGCAAGGGCGAAGGAAGTGCTGCGGACGCAGGGGCCGTGGCTGGACGAGTTCCAGGACATCACGGCCGAGCAGCGTCGTCAATGGGCGAAATCGGGAGTTGCACTCCCCGATGGTTCATATCCGATCGTGAAATGCTCGGGAGAAGGTCCTTCGGCAGAGAATGCGATTCATGCTCAGGGAAGAACGGGTGGCTCACAAAGAAGGGTCGTAGCTCATATCCGTAAGCGCGTTCGCTCGCTCAGTTGCTCAGGCGATATCTTCGACAACTACAAGTGACCAAGTCCTCGACCCCGGCTGCCGTTTTCACTCAGACCGGGACGGCGCAGACCGTCGAGTTCACGCCCGGCGTCACGAAATCTGATACGCCGCAGATGGCCTGGACGCGGGTGGGGGACAATCAGACGGCGACGATGAGGCCCTGAGTGGCGAACTTCTCGGCGAACATCGCACTCGGGCGCGAAGTCGAGTTCTACAACCGGGTCGATTCCAACGATCCCGTAAACTCGGCTTTCATCATCATGGTGCTCGCCAACGCGGGGCTTGAGTCCGACGCCGTCCTTAAGGACAAGGACGATTTCGCGGCGGTCGTCTCAGGCACGACCAACGAAGTGACAAACGGGGGCTACACGCGGAAGACGATCACCGACGCCGACCTCGCTGCCTTCACGGTGGACGATACCCTCGACCGGATCGTCCTTCAGATGCCGACGCAGACTTGGGTGACAATCGCAGCTGGGGATCTCTGGCGCAAACTGGTCATCTGCTATGACAATGATACGATGGCAGGAACAGATGCCAATCTTGTTCCAGTAAAATTTTACGACATTCTGGTCAATGGCGCGGCTCTAATTCCAAACGGAAATAACATAATTGGAGCTTGGCCGGATGGTTTCCACATCGCCAGTTGAGAGCCGTGACATTCGGATTCTGGTCGTATTACATGCCCTGCGGCGAATGCGGCGCGTCTGTTGCTTGGGCCGAGCGGGACGTTCATGTCTGTGATCCCGAGCGGTTACTCGACTACGGGATGTTCCAGCTCCGCGACGAGATCGAAGCGATCGAGGGTGAGGTCGAGGAGTACATGGATTCGCCGCGGGGCCGATTCGAGCGCTGGCTTGCAAGCGAGGGGCGGATCTGAACATCGTCTATCGTGTCCAGCACCTGCGCGGGCGCGAGGAATGCCTAGTGCGGCTTCTCTCAGGATTACCGCCAACGGTAATCCTAACGGTAGAGATCATCACCGATGAAGAGACGCACGACCCGAATCCCTGGCGCAACTATAAACGCTGCCTGAGTGATCTGCCGAGTTATGCGACGCATCTAGTCGTGATTCAGGACGATGCGCAAGTTTGTCATAACTTCCCGCAGGCAGTCGAACAAGTGGTCAAGGCGAGACCCGAGAATGTGCTCTCGCTTTTCGTCGGCGGCCTCTCTAACCGCACGAAGCGAGACTTCCTCTTAGCGCTCAAGGCTGGAAGGTCATGGTCGCCAGTCAACTTCCGCGACATTCATCACGTCGTCTGTCTCATCTGGCCTGTCGCCAAGGCACAATCGTTCCTTGCCTGGGCGGAGACCGCGACTCTGCCCGGGCACAAACGGATGCCCCGCTCCGACGACGCCATTGTTGGCTACTGGGCGCGCTCGCAGCATGAGACGGTCTGGGCGACCGTTCCCTCGCTAGTTGAGCATCCAGACGATGTGGCTTCAACCGTGGGGCGTCGCGCGAAGGGCGGGGAGGACAAAGGGCGAGTAGCACTTTCATTCATAGGTGAACGGGATCCGCTAGAGATCAATTGGTAGAGAGTTTTCGCTAGCGACCGCTTGCTAGTGCATACTTGCGCGCAGCGAACCCGTGCGGGGCTCGGGAGCGCAAGTCGGGTCCGGGGGACTCCGGCGTGATACGTCACGTCAACAAGGAGTCAGAGATGGATCCGCTTTTCCCAGAGCTACCCGAGGATCTGGGCGCCCTCTCCGCTGAGGAGCTTTCCACGCTCCTGCAGGAGCATGAGGTCGCCTCGGATCTGATCGACGCCCTCGACGAGGAGTTCATCAAGGGACTCTCCGCCGATGAGGTCGTCGAGCAGTACGAGCACGGAGTCGAGCAGATCAAGACGATCCGCGCCGAGCAGGCCCGCCGGGTCGAGGCCGAGCAGGCCATGTCGACCAGGCTGGCTGAGCTTCGCGCCGAGCGCCAGCCCTCCCAGGAGGACGACGACGAGGTCGTCGGCGGCGGAGAAGGAGAAGCCGTAGAGGCTGTCGTCGAAGGGGAGGAACTCGCGGCCGAAGAAGTCGTTGAGGAGGAAGAGACAGAGGAGGAGGTCGAGGAGCCGACGGCCGAGGAAGTTAAGCCCGAGGTTCCGGTCGTCGCTTCTGCTCAGAGCGAACGCAGAACTGCGCTTCGCCTACCGCCCAAGCCCTCGGCCGAGCGACAGCTAAAGACGGAGATGGGGGCCGCGCTGGTCGCGGCCGCCGGTTTGCCAGACATCCGCGGCGGGGCGATGCTCGACCGTGCGGGATACGCGAGGATCGTCAGAGGGGAGGCCGTCCGCAGAGGGCCGACCTCCAAGTCCGCTGCTGGGGTCGAGGAGAAGATCCGGCTCGCTCGGGCCGAGTATCCCTTCCCCGACGAGCGGAGGCTGATGCACGGCGACGCGGACGGGAATGCGAGCAAGATTCGCGCCGTCCTTCCCGACTACATTCCCGGCATCTACGGCGGTCATAGAGGGAACGCACTGGTCGCCTCCGGTGGCCTCTGTGCTCCGCTCGAGCCGATCTACTCGATGCCCAACTTCGCCTCGGTGGCCCGGCCGGTGCGGGACGCGCTTCCCTCCTTCCAAGCAGATCGGGGCGGGGTCAACGTGCCGACCGCGACCTCGATCGGAGACATCACCTCGGCGATCACGGTCATCGAGGAGTTGGAGGACCAACTCGGCGGCACCTACGCGACCAAGTCCTGCCAGGACCTGACCTGCCCGGCCTACACGGAGGTGCCGGTCACGATCATCTCCCACTGCCGCGAGTACGGCAACCTGAACTCGCGGGCCTGGCCGGAGAAGATCGCACACGAGAACGACCTGACCATGGCCGCCCACGCCCGCACGTCGGACTCCTACCTTCTCGGCCGCATCCGCACCCTCTCGGTCGTCGAGACGAGTCCGCAGGTGCTCGGGGCTTACGCCGACCTGGTGAACGCGCTGCTCCGGGAACGGGCCTCGATCATCTCCGTCCTGCGGATGGAGCCGGGCGCGCGTTTCCGCGTGCTCGCCCCCTTCTGGCTCGCGGACCTGCTGGCCGACGACACCGCCCAGACGCAATTCGACCGTTATCAGAACCAGGCTCAGATGGTCGCCCATCTCGAGGCCTTGGGCTTCTCGGTCACGCTCTATCTGGACCAGGTCGGAGAGCCAGCCGTCGGCACAAGCCAGCTGTTCACGGCTGCGGCCGGTGGGGTGATCGACGGTTACCCGGCGGCCGCTCAGGTCGCGGTCTTCCCCGAGGGCGAGTTCATCCATGTGGATGGAGGCTCGCTGGAACTGGGGATCGTCCGCGACTCGACGCTCAATGCCACCAACGACTACCAACTGTTCGGGGAGACGTTCGAGAACGTCGCCCGCCTCGGCCCCACTCAGGGGGCCAGATGGTTCGAGGCGACGATCTGCCCGAGCGGTGAGTTCCCGAGCCTGTCGGCGGCTAGGTGCTGATAGGAGGATGAAAGAGAATCGGGAGGAGGTCGAGACGTGAGCGTTATCGCAGTCGGTCCTGCGCTCGACTTGGACGGCCCCCTCCCGGTCTCGCCGCCGCATAGCCTGCTCTCGATCCCCGGCGTTTTAGTCTCAGACGACGAGGAGAGCTGGCTGAACGGGGTCAACGTCTACGGCTATCCAGATGAGGTTCCCCTCCTCTGGGAGCCCTGCTCGACGGGGACGTACAGGACGAAGTCCGAGGGCGGGCCTGTCCCGCTCCCTCGCTTCGATTCCTTCGTCCTCTATCTGCCGATCACCTGCTCCTCGCTCTCGATCGGAAACTGGCGGGACTTCGCGGAGCGGGCGGAGAGCGTGCTTGAGGCGACTCAGTCCTTCGGGGTCGAGGAGGCTCTCTCGCAGGGGGTGGACCTGTCCGCCAATCCCTTCCTCGGGGACACGAGCGTTACCGTCCTCGGAGGAGGCGCCGTGACCCCGGAGGTCGGTCTGCGCTGGCTTGAGCGAGCGATCGGCCAGACAGGACAAGCGGGCCTGATCCACGCTCCGCCCGAGGTGAGCGCGGCCTGGGGGTTCGAGGCGCTCTATATCGACGACGACGGCGTGCTGCGCACCGTCAATGGCACGCCCGTCGCAGTGGGGGGCGGCTACCAGGGCGCCTCGGCCAACGGTGCCTCTCCCGCCAGCGGTAGTGCTTACGCCTTCGCCTCCGGCTCCGTCCAAGTGCGCCTCTCCGAGATGCAATTGATCGGGGACGACATCAACGGCTCGCTCGACACTCTGGACAACACCGTGACCTTCAGGGCTGAGCGCTATGCGCTGGCGACTTGGGACACGGCCCTGCAGGTCGCCGTTCTAATCGACTGGACGCCATGAACATCTCAACTGCCATAACCGCAATGCATGGGGTGACCTCCTTTGGCGGGGTTACCCTCGCGAATCTAATGATTCGCTTTCTACCTCGCCATTACATCAAGGAGGTGTACTAATGGCGGTCAATTGTGGAGTCAGCTTCGGGATTTGTACTGTCCGCATCACGAAAGTCGATTCGGCCGGTGCGGTAGTTGCTCCGCCCGACAATACCTACGTAACTGACAAGCCGCTCTCGATCACGCTGACGCCGAATATCGAGACAGGAAATACGTTCTCTGTCCGTAACGGCTGCGGCTGCTCGATCGCCCGCTTCAAGGCAAACGACACCTTCAACTGGTTCGAGTTCCAGTTCGCCACCGCCTCGCTCGAACCCGAGATGATGGCGATGATGCTCGGCGCCGAAACGATCGATCAGGGCGCCGACGTCGTCGGGCTGGCCTTCCAGGGCGCGCTCGCCTGCGACGAGGACGAGCCCGCAGTCGCGCTCGAGTTCTGGACGAAGCATATCGTCGGTTCGGGCCAGGACTCGATCCACGACTGGATCCACTGGGTCTTCCCGAAGACGGTCTGGCAGATGTCGGACAACACCTTCGAGGAGGACATCGCCCAGCCCTCGCTGACGGGCTTCTCCCGGACGAACGCACAGTGGGGGGACGGTCCTTATGGAGACGGTCCGCCCGACTCGCAGGACATCTCCGAGGGCGGCTACTGGAAGACCGCCACCGACCCGCCTGCCGCGGCCTGTGCGGCAGCCAACGTGACGCCTTCGAGCTAAGGAGTTGAGCGTTGGTCTGGATACGGGCAAGCGAGGACAGAGTGGCCCCGCAGGACGCCAAGGAGAAGAGGCTGCTCTGTCCTCACTGTCAGGGTGCGGTCTATACCTCCCCCGAGAGGATCTCGGAGGCGATCGACGAGCACCGCCGGATCTGCACGGGGGCATCAGTGGAAGTGGGCCGGGTCTACCGGATCGACTACCCGAGGAGTTGACGAGCAGGTGGATGTCATTTTGTGGAGTGCCCGCCGCCCAGCGGCCGCAGGACTACTTTCTCTGGGAGGTGCTCCTCAATGAACATCCTCATGCCCGAGGGATCGTCGAGTTGGGAACCTGGGAGGGCGGCTTCTCGCTCTATCTGGCCTATCAGGCCCTTGAACGGGGGATCTTCTTCCGCACCTACGACGTCGTCCGACCTGAGCGTGAGATCCCGGGCTTCGTCCAACTGGACATCTTCGCCTCCGCCGATGAGATCGGGGCCTGGCTCCGAGGAAAAGAGCCTCTGATGCTGCTCTGCGACGGAGGGAATAAGCCGCGCGAGCTTCGCATCTTCTCGCGCTTCCTCTCCCCAGAGAGCACGATCGTCGCCCACGACTGGGGAGAGGAGATCTTCGCCTCCGACGTGCCCGACAATGTGGAGATGATCTATGGCGACTTCTGCGAGCAGATCGACTCGCTGAGCCGTGTCTTCAAGGTGATCGGATGAAGACACAGTTCTATGAGCCGCTGATCCAGCAGGAGCAGCCGCAGACAACCGCCATCCGGGGCTTCCGCACCGAGATCGCGGGCGTCTACGTCCTCCTGGACGACGTGGTGACGACGCTCCGCGAGTTCGCGCAGTCACTGGCCGATCCCGAGCAGGGTGCACTGATCCACGAGGTCGCGACCTGGCTCGTCTCTGGAGAGCGACCGTCTCAGTACGACTCGGTTGAGGAGCGTTTCACGGAGGAGTTCCCGCCAGCGGTAGAGACTCCTTATGGTGCCGAGTCCGACGACGTGACGCCCGACGTAGCCCGAGTGGAGCTATTCCCGCGCGAGGAGAATGCGGGGCGCAGGAAGTGGTACGCCCGCTCGATCGACACCGTCGGGAA